TTCGGACATCACTTTAGTAACTTTAGCGGCTTTGCCAGCTTTTGTGGTAGGTTTCTTCATATTTTATCCAAAAAAAAAGCCCTTTATTTATAAGGGCTTAAATGTACTACGGAGAGTATGGGCGAGACTATCCCAACAGCCGAATTATAGCACAAAACCTATTATCCTGTCAAGCGACAATACGCCTAGAAGCCATAGATAGCATGTTGTCAAAGGCAAGTCCTAATTGGTATTCATAGTCATCGTATTTAGATGTCTTTAGGTATCTAGAATAAACCGCATCTTTTTGGTCTCTAGGTAAACTGCTTATAATCGCATCAATAGTTCTGACATTGGTCATATCCATCTCTGACAACATCTCTTCAAACGCATCGCTAGTAGACTCACCGCCACTAATCATGCCTAATGACTTACTTGGATAACCTAGTTTATTGCTAGGTGTGTGCATCCATCTAGCCCAGTCATCAAGTATTTGTTTAAGTCTGTCTATGTGCATTTATTCCTCGCTTGAATGAATATAAATACTTTTAATCCTATCGCTAAAATCTGGCATAGGGTGAAATATGTCTTGTAGCATTGGAACTTTTGCTTTTGAGAATATATGAAACCTACCTAGCTTGTTTATATTTACAAGACCTGCTGCGTGCATATTATATAATACACCTTGCAATTTTCTTGCGTCAGTCTTAAGTGCGTTTGCTATTTGAGGAATACTTAACGCATCGTTTTCAATTACTTCTAAAATATGTATTCTAAACTTTTCTAGATTAACTGACTGACCATGTACTTCGTATTGTCTTTGATGTGGTCTCATGAAACATCCATCACTTTACATTCCCACTTCCTACCAGTCTTGACCCACCCATGAATATGTATTTTCATACCACTCTTACGAACCGTTCCTACATACTCACTATCTGCAATCTTATGAGCCCTTGCTGACATGTTGCTAGCAGAAGTAGTTTGAACTGCAAGTATCTCGCCATCTTTAATAGCAAGCAAATCTATAAAGCCAAACATATCCTGTCTTATCTTTGCAAAAGCGTTCCATCGTTCTGTAATAGCTACAAGGTATCCTTCTTCTCTTAACTTCTTAAGGCTTAACTGCGTTGGGCTTGTCGCCATCAAATTGACTTTCGTTAGGTTTAGATACACCGTCTATAAAACGCTTTTCTACTTCGCCTGTAGACTTGTTTAATTCGTATTCGTAATCTTTTTTAAATATTTTATTCCAATTGTCTTCTGCTTCTTGTTCAGAGATTAACAATGGTCTTCTTCCAGAACCTTTACCCAATTTTAATTACTCCCTTATCAAATAACCAACCAATAGTTTTACGATGAGCAGACTCCCATGCGTCAATACGTTCTGCCCTGTCTAACTCTTTGTTGTTGTCTATCATATCATGACATTGATAGCAAAGACTAGCGATTCTATAATCATGAGCTTTGATACCTGTGCCTTTACCATCACGTTGTTGATTAGAATGACCCGCACAAACTGTTCCATTTTGCTTGCCACACATAGCACAAGGAAACTTACGAACTGCTTCTAGCAATTTCTTGCTACGATAATTCATAAAAATACCTAATGAGTTTAGCAACACCGCCAATGAACCACACAATGCAAATGATAACTATGCCATCAATAATTGGCTGTCTCATAACTCCCAACTCCATCCGAGAGTAGAAGCCCAGCGTTCACAATTCTCTTGGTATTCAGTCATTTCTTTTGTAGTGAGTTTTGTTGTTGACTTAACTAATTCTACAGGATTGCCAGCTATCTCTGTTTGATAGCGTAGGAACTTGTAGCCTAACAACTCGTGAACTGTATTAGGGTCTTCACCAATGTAATTAGCAATTGACCCATATAGCGACCACAGTCTTTCATTCTGTTCAAGTGACCTCACTACTTTCTCCTCACTAATATTGACACGCCATCTTTTAGTTAAATCAAGAGCTTTAATCTTTACCAGCAAATTCTCGTAATTGTATTTCGTTAAAACGAACCGAATCATATTTATCACTCCATCCTTTAGATTTGAAAGTCACACCGTCACTAGATGTCGCTTTGTATATTATATCATCACCGAACAGTTCTTTGCAATTCTTTATAAAATCATTTATGGTCATGGTCGTTCCTTATAACTCAAACCTTTCTTATCAAACCAAAAATTCCATTTTCCCTCTACAGGATAATTACGTTGCTTTTGTAAATATACTACGCAATCTGGAATACCTTTTAAATCTTCTTCTGTCTTATCACCTGTTTCAATATCATACTCTTTCTTCTTGTTGCGGAACACACAAATTATGTTATCGCATAAATTGCGAATATGAGAGCTGCCTAAAATGTGAGTAGCATCTGGAACTACGTTTTCATCTGCCATCTTGCGAGTATGTGCCACTAAAAATACATGTATGTTTAAATCACGACACGTTGTAGCAAGCCTGTCTATAAAAAGTTTTTGCCTTTCATAATTGTCTTCAGATATATCTGACATCTTCATGAGTGAGTCAATCACAAATACTTCTACACCAAGCACATGCTTACCCCAATACAATGTAGCAATCATATCTTCTGATGTAGTAGAGCCTGTTTGGTCATAAAGATATAACTTTTCTTTAGCTCTATCACAAAACTTTATTATGAACTCATCTGTAGGTTCTGATGACTTTAATGTTTGCTGAACCATACGAGCAAGAGTTAATACAGGTCTCATCTCTAAAGAAGCAATCAAGCATTTAGTATCTTGTTTCATTAAAGATAAAATAATTTGAGATAACCACATACTCTTACCATGTCCAGACACTCCTGTCAACACAGTTAATTCAGCAGGTCTTATTTTGAAGTCATCTTCCGTTTTAACGAAGCCAAGCGATTTGCCACTGTGTATTTCAGAATTAAAATATCGAACGACATCTTCAGTAAAAACATCCGTACTCTTAACAAGAAATTCTGCATTTCTATTTTCCCCTTTATAATATTCATTAATGATTTCCTTATTGACTGTTAATTTTTCTAATGCGTCACCTATATTCATTTAGCACCATCCCACGGATTCCTAACTTTTTGTAATTCATCTTCCCATCTTTCTTGATTAATGTATGTTAGTGGTGAAGGATTAAATCCTTCTTTCCATGCTTTAGTTTTACTCATTTCTTTAACATGATTAATAATCTTGTCAGCAATCTCATCTAAATTATTTCTTTTCCATTTTGTTTCACATGGCTTACGACCTACTTTTCTATTAGCTGGATACTCTTTCCAAAAATCATTAAATCTACTGACATATATATCTGTCTCTCTCTCTGTCTCTGTCTCTGTAACCCCACTTTGCTTGCACGATGCTAGCATAATGCTATCATTCTCAATAAGCCATTGATTTAATACAGATAAATGTTTATTCAAATCATCTTCTGACATTTGCAAGCGAAATGCTAGCGTTCTGCTATCTGGCAATTTTCCATCAACATCTTCTGATGCAATTAACCAAATATTTATTAAAACCCAAGTACTTTTACTATCTTTTAAAGCAAACCAATCTGGATTCTTTAATAGGTCGTTATGTACTTTAATCCAAGGTGGACATCTATTGTTATAATGCTGAAATTTTTTCCAGTTCCTAGGCATCATTAGTAGCACCTCCAGATTGTTTAGCAAGAATATCTTTAATTTGATATGCTCGTAACTCTGGAATAGGTTTGTCTAAATTTTTAGACCAATGCTGCACAGCCTGTCTTGTTAGTCCTAATGCTTTTGCCATTTGGTATTTTGTTTTGAAATATGAAACAGCCTCTTGATACGTCATTTTTATCTCCTTTATTTAACGTAAAGGCATATTAACATACATAAAAATTATAGTCAACTAATATAAAAGTCGGATAAATACCCCCTTATTAAATAGTTGTTGACATATACATTGACTAGGAGTATAGTGTCTTTTCTAGGTTAGGAGTAGATATGAACGTAAATAGATTTATGAGAATTATTACTAATGAAAGATTGCAAAAAAAGTTTACACAAAAGTTTTATTTTATGGTAAAGTGGTATTTAGTAATTTTTTGGATATATATAATATGGCATCTAATTTAAAACATATATCATTAATTCTTTCTGACCTTGTAAAAGAACTTAAAGAAGACAATGACAATTGGGAGATAGCAAATGTCACAGCAACAACACTACGACCAAGTGATGATGGAGCAGCACCAGAAGGAAGTATTAGAAACGTTAAATTATGTAACAGGGGAAAAAAAGATGAGCATACACAGTAAGTTAATGAAAGCAAGATTAAAATTACAAACATCAGACCTTAAAAAGTCTGGTCATAATAAGTTTGCGGGATACAAGTATTTTGAGTTAGGTGATTTCTTACCTACTATTCAAGAGATTTGTAATGAGGTAGGTATTTGTGGCACAGTAACTTTTTATACAGACATTGCAATTTTAACCGTTACTGACATGAATGATGCTACACAATTTATTGAGTTTAAATGCCCTATGTCAAGTGCAGCTTTAAAAGGTTGTCATGACGTTCAAAATCTAGGTGCAGTTCAAACTTACTTGCGTAGATATTTATGGACTAATGCTTTTGAGATTGTAGAGCATGATGCTATTGATGCTAGTGCTGGTGCTGTTATTAATATGAAAGATACTAAAGCAGAGGACTTTATCTAATGGAGCAAAGGTCAGAAGAGTGGTTTCAAGCACGGCTAGGCAAGGTTACAGCTAGTCGTGTGGCTGATGTGCTAGCAAAAATTAAGAGTGGTGAATCTGCATCTAGACGTAACTACAAAATTCAGTTAGTAAGTGAAAGATTGACTGGAGAAAAGCAAGAAACATATATTAACCAAGCAATGCAAGACGGTATTGATAGAGAGTTTTATGCTAGGGAAAAATATGTGCAACAATTCGGGGAAGTGGAAGAAGTGGGATTCGTTAAGCATCCCACTTTGGAAGCTGGTGCTAGTCCAGATGGCATGGTAGGTGATGATGGCATTATTGAAATTAAGTGCCCTATGGGAACCACACATACTGAAACGTTAATGACACAAGAAGTGCCAAGCAAATACATACCGCAAATACAATTTCAATTGCGTTGTACAGGTAGAAAATGGTGTGATTTTGTAAGCTATAACCCAATGTTTCCACAGCATCTTCAAGTGTTTGTTAAGCGTGTAGAAGCAGATGAAGTGTATCAAATGGAATTGGATAAAGAAATAGAAGCATTTTTATTAGAAGTGCAAACTATCATTGATAAATTAAAGGAGATTAAATGAGACTAACAGAGGAACAAAGACTAAAACTTATGATGGCTTCTAGTGGTTTAACGCCTAGAAAGTTTTGGGATTTGGGTGAAGAAGGACAAGCACCATATATGGAGAAATTAAATGCAGTCATAGATGAGTTGTTGGTAAGTAATCCAGACGCATTTAGAGGTTCAGTAGTTAAGACACATTTTACTAGACGTAAAAACGCAGTTAGATAACTTAAGGAGAAAAGCATGGCAGAGCAAAAGTACGATAATACAAACACATTTACATTGTTTAAAAATGAGCAAGGTGACAATCCTAAAAAACCAAACTATACTGGTTTAGCAAATGTAGACGGTATTGAGTTTAGAATTGCTGGTTGGATTCGTGAAGGGAAAAACGGTAAGTTTATTTCTGGAACGGTACAGTTAAAAGATGGTGATGTTAAGCCTAAACAAGCAGAAGTAGATGAGGATGTTCCTTTTTAGGAACACCCTCTCTAAAGGTTATTACTTGTTCATTACGTACATTGTAACTTCAAAGCCGAAACGCATTTCAGTTGCTGATGGTTTTGTCCACATGATTATGTCCTTTGTATGTAAAAATTAACGATTTTTGCTACACAAACATATTTGCATGTAATATACGCAAGACAAAGTAGTTTGTATGTAATATATTGCTCTTTTTGCAACACAAAAGCAAGTATAAAACATTTATATTACCCTAATGAAAATACGGAGACATTATGGATTATGATGACGATATAGTAGATAATGATGATAGAAGTAGGCTAACAGAGATTCCAGAGGCTAAACTATTGCTAGCAATGCTTTACCAAACAATAGATGATGCCATGTATGTGCCTAAAAAGATTAAAAGAAATGCGACTGAAAGGTCTGTAACAAGTTTAAGGTCTAAAAACAAATTAGCTTTACGAGATAAGGTAGATGCTATACAATGGTTGTTTGATGATAACGATATTTATGATTTATGTTGTGAGTTAGCTGGAATGAGCAAACACAATATTAGAGAAATGGTTATTAACAAAATAGGTGCAGATGTTATTATGCCTTTAGTTAGTGGATTTTATCAGCCTAATGGAAATTAATAATTTAGAATTAGACATAGCGTG